AAAACGGCATCCTCCGCAGATTGATCACCTGCCAATTCAAGATTGTTGAATTGAAAAAATGCCTGTTGAATGCGAGGGTATGCCGTTGAATAACTCATTTCTTTGTTGCCTTTGGTTCTGATGATTTCTTGGAAATAATTGGTGCAGACTTTTCATCTGCACCTACTTTTTGAACATGTCCACTTGCATGAAGTTTTTCAAATTCCCAATCTTTCAATTGTGTTATTCTTCCAACTTCCAATCCTGCAAATGTTTTCAATACAATTGCATCAATCATGATTCACCTTAGGTTGTTGATGTTTTCAAAACACCGATTGCTGATGGTGCAGGGAATGCAATTCCAATTGACTCACTTACCATGATTCCGCGTTGTGATGTTCCACCCAAACCTGTTGCTGCAAAGTATTCCTTGTATTCATCAATTGAAACATCCTCACGAATTCCAAGAATTGAATACTGACTAAAGTCTGCATAAACTGCTGATGCTGTTGTCACTGCTGATGTTGGGAAAAGAGAATCAGGCACAACATGCATTGGTCTGCCTGTTGGTGTGACATAGGTATTGTTCTCAAGTGCTGTGAGTCCAATTGAATTCACTTCCATTGGTCTGATCATGTCCCAAATTGGTCTGCCATTTACACCATCTGTTTCTTTCAAGAGATGTCCAAACACAGATTGTGGCACAACAAACACACCATTGGAACCAACGGATGAATTCACTGCCAATCTCAAATTGATTAAATCTTTCCATGAAATTTCAGCAAATGTATCTTTGCCTGAATTTGATGCACCACCTTGATAAACAACTGATGTTCCTGACAATACCAAGCATCCTGTGAATTCAGGTGCATTTCCTGTTCCTTTGAAGAATTGCTTATCTTCGGCTTCTGCAACTGCTTGTGCCAAACCGCTGATTGTGTAGTCCAAGAATGCAGGTGTTGCGTCTCTCAATTGTTCATCAGAAACAATACATCCACCAACAATTTTCTTGGCTGTCAATGCTGTTCCTGTGTAGAAATTTGCACTGTCTGTCAATGTGAGGGATGAACCTTCGGAAACAACCGCTGCACTGAATGAACCTGATGATGTAATGTTTTCAACTTTGCCGCGCATTGGATAGATTTTTGCAAGTGCTCTTGCATAACCAAATCTATCTGCATACGACATGATTTCTTCCACCCAAAATTGTGGAACCGCAAAACCGCCTTGTGCATTTGTGCCTGTGTTGAAATTTGCTCTTGTGATATACTTTTCATTTGCACGATTTGCAATGTCTTCTGCTGCACCAATTTTGCCTTTGGTGATTGCTGTAATGTAATCAGCAACAATGCGAGCTTGGTCGCGCTTTGCATCATGTTCTGCTTTGACTTTCACAAATCCTGATTGTGGAACATTGATAGGGTTCATTCCACGCAATTTTTCCTGTGCTAATTCATTTGCTTTGGTTTCAACAACCTTTTGCAAATCTTCTTTTGTTGTTGTTATGATGTTAGAATTCATTTTATTCATTTCCATTCAATTGTGTTCAAAATTGTTTCTGCATTCATCTTGACAGGCAATTCAATTGAAAAGCCTCTTTCCGTATCAATCGCTTTTTTGATTTTCTTGTTTCCTTCATTGATCATTCCAACGCCTTCCATAATCAATGACATTGTTGTTGCTGCAATTCTTCTGCCTGCCCTTGTTTCAAATGATGCTTCAACAGGTGCTGTTGCATCAGGTGATGGTTGTGCAGGTTCAGGTTCAACTTGTGGCTCGGGTTGTGTTGTTGCATCAGGATTCAAAATTGACATGACTTTTTCTGCCATTGCAATTGTGCCTTCCTCTGCTGCTTGTGTTGCCAATGCTTCTTCAATTCCCAATTCCTCTTTCAAGAACAGCAATGCAGCTTCCTTGATGACTGGTAGCAATTGTTCTTCGATGGCAACAACCTGTTCAGGTGTCAACATTCGTTTTTCCTCATATAGTTTTTTTAATACATCGCGGAAACTTTTGGGTTGCTGATTCTCAAAATGTTTCTTGATTAATGCATCACGATTTGCGGGAATCGTGACAACCGAAAATTCAACCAATTCTGATTTTGTGTATGTTACTATTTTTTCGCCTTCAATCGTTTGTTCTGTTTGTTCAATTGGAATGATTCCAACGGAAACGGCAGACACAAATCCATTCTTGATTTTGTCATTTACCTTGCATGCCTTTTCATCGTTCATGTCCAATTGGATTGTGGCTTCCAAGTTTTCACCATTCAAGAAAAATCCAAGACATTTTCCAATTGGCAAATAATCTGATTTGTGATTGATTAAGACAACAGGATTATTCATGTATGCTGAATAATCAATTCCACTTGGAACAATGATGGTGCCGTATCTGTCAACATCAGGTGTGCTGATGGTGAAAGACCAAATGCCATCATCCTTTTCTTCATATTCCTTTTCATCATAATCGCGTTTCACCAAAGTGAATTCACGATGGATAACATTTTGCATATTCATTCCTTTTGATTCTTGTTTTGCTTTTGCTGATTCAATTATGTTTCGTGACCATGTGAAGCCTGCATCACCACCCCACAAACCCCATGCAACACGCCCTTTGCTTGGATAGCCATCTTCATCAGGTTCAAATCCTTTTCCTTTCTTGTCAACTTCATGCCTTGAAAAATAGGAATACATCCTTTGCACAATGTCAAATGATAATGAATCACCATTTACAATTTGCCGTGCTCTGATTCTTCCAACTCGCGTTCCACCTTCGTGACCATCTTCAATCCATTTGATTGCACGGGCGGCTTCAATCTTCATGCCTTCTGTTGGTTTGTATTTTTCTGCCATGACTATTTGTCCTGAACAGGAAACAAATAACAACGGCAATTCACTACATTGGAAACATCAACCGATGTTCCACCCTGTGATCTGCCACATGGTCTGTCAATCAATGAACCATCACGAAATTTGAACCAACCAAGTTCATTTTCAATTTGTCCATCCATACGCCTGTGACTTGGTCTGACTCTGCCATCCCTTTGTGAATTCCACATTGATTTGATTCCCATTCCTGTGAATACGCTTTTTTGCGTTCCTGTAGTCACTGATGTTGCCGTTGTCTGTGCAATCATCTTTGTTCTTGATGTTGAAAGTGTCCTGAATTTCCTTTGCAAAATTTCATCAATCACTTCCTTTGGTTGCGTTGCATTCTCTGCAATTGTTTCAATGACATCATCTTTTATCAAGAACATTGAATCTTGAATTGACTCAGATATATTTGCATTCAAATCCCGTGTCATCTGTTGGATTTCCTGTCCTAACTGCCCTGTCAAATCTTCCATCCCCAAACCCAAATCAGACAAAACCTGTTGCATGACAACTTGTGTTGATTCTGCAATTGTCAAATTCAATTCATTCAATTGTTCATCAGTTAGGTTCATTGACATTTCAGGATCATAGCCTTTTGCAACGGCTTCATCCGCTTGTATTTGGAATTGTTCAACAAATGACTTGACAAGAATTCCCAATTTGCCTGATATGCTTTCTGCCATTTCATCATATTGTCGCCATGATTCAGCTTTTGCATCTGCTGTTTCCATAGGGAATGATCGTGGCACAATAGTGTTTTTTGCCCCCTGCAATGCCCTTGGTTGAACGGAAACAGGTTCAGGTGATGAAACTACTGTTGTAATAGGAACAACGCCATTGACAAGCATTGCAACATCACCGCCTTGTATTGTGTCGTATCCTCTTTCGCGCCTTGCATCATTGATTGTTTTGATGCCATATTTCAATTCAAATTCTTCTTGCTTGATTTGAGAATCAACATCAGCAAATTCGTATGGTTGTGCCTGAATCAATATGTCATCTTCAAAGCGTCTGAAATGTCTTGTGAATTCCTCTGCCATGTAAATTGCAACAGGATCAATTGTCTGCTGTCTAAACACGGCATATTGCACTTCTGCTGTTGCCCTGTTTTGAAATTCACCTGTGAGCATTCCAGTAGGAACCCCAAACACCTGTGCAATTTGTGATCTCACATCTTTTGAAATTGAATCATAAGACATTCCAATCTGTGATTCAGGTGGCATTGTCAATTGTAATCCACCATCAAGCAATGCACGCAATCTGTAATTTGGCAGGGCTTCATTCCATTGCTCTTTCAATGTATTCCACAGGTCACCATCAACATTGTCTGCTGATGTTGCAATGAGTGGTGGAACGGCATCATTTGCAAAGAATCTTGAAAGGTAGTCACTCACTTCCTTATCAATGCTTGCATATGGCAATACGGCGGAAACAAGTCCTTTGCCAAATATATTCATGCCAATCATTTCATCAGGTTTGGTTGATGCAGGAAACAAGTTCGCAATGTGCATCACTTCATCTTCAGGCAAAGTGAATGCACCATCATTCGCGGATTGGTACACATAACCTTTGATGAAATTGTCACCACCTCTGATGACTCGCATTCGTGTTGGATTGAGAACCCACATTTGCAATGGAACATCATGCCCTAATTTTGGTGTCCACACAAATGCATTGCCATTGATGTCAAACCAATTTTGAATGCTCTTGAATATTTGCGAATATGTGAAATATGGATTTGGATTTTTCATCAGGCGATTTACCCAATGACTATTTGATATTTCTTGCTTTTCCCAATTCAATTCACGAAAGGGTTTCATGTCAACAGACATCAATCCATTGGCACGCAATTGCAAACATGCAAAGACAGTGCCTGTTGCTGATGCAATCAATTCCTGTCCTGATGTCACGGATGTCATTCCACGACCATCATTCAAATATCCAATTGGCGGTCTTTTGCGCTTTTCCTGAACACCGCCTGCAATGAATTTCACACGCTCTAATATGTTTGCATATAGTGACATTCTCAATTCCTATACATGAATACTTGGTGTTTTTCTTATGGCATTGAACGCCATTGACAATGCATCAATCATGTCATCATGCCTATCTTGTTTCGTGCCTGTGAATGATAACAATTCATCTGTGAATTCAGGAAGCAAATGTGGAACATGGTAAACAAGCCCTCTTTCATATTTTGCTTCAATCGGCTGAAATCTTATCATCTTGTCTTTTGTTGATGGAATTCCAATCACATTCATTCTTGTGTTTCTTTTGAGCTCCTGAACCAACCATGCCTGTGCCTGATTTGATTCAATTGCAACAACCTTTGGTTTCCATTTGTCTTCCATTGCAATAATCCTTTCACCAATTTCGACAAATGTCCAACGCCCTCGCATCATTTCACAAACTACCACTTCATTCTTTGCTGTTATTCCAATGACACAAATTGCCGTGTAATCTGCTGTTTCCTTTTCACTGATTGCCAAGTCCACACCAATGTAGAATGATTTGCATTCCATTTGATTTGAAATGCGAATCCATTCCCTTTTGATTTTCGCTGCATCCCTATCAACATATTCTGCCAAATATTCCTGTGCAAAAACAAGTGATGGCATTGAATCTCTTTGTTGGTTCACTTCATCAGCATCAATCAATGGGTTGTCATATGTTGTGAAATGAAATGACTGCCAATCATCAAACTTGTTTTGCATTGAATCAAGTTCTGAAAAATGATTCTTTCCTTTTGGTGTTGAAAAGAAAAATGAATCACCACGGTAATCAGTCAACATAGGACGCAATACAAAATTCCAATCATCTTCTGCATTGTCACAATATGCCCATTCATCACCAATCATTCTATGGTATTTTGAACCTCGCAATGCATCAGCACGCCAAATGCCTTTCAAATGCAGGAATGATTCACCAAGTCTGATTTCACCTTCCTTGCATTCTGCACCAACGGCAGTGAACATGTTCTTGGCTTCCTGATATCTGCCTTTCAATTCTTCATTCGATGGTGCCGTGTATAGAACCTTTGTGCCTTGCATTCCAACCATTGTTTCCAATGCCAATGCAAATGCAAGTGTTGATTTTCCCCAACGCCTGCCACATCTAACAACATTGAATCTTTTGCGTTGATTCATCACTTCCATTTGTGTCTTATGTAGAGTGACATCAATCTGCATTCATTTGATTCCATTTGATTGTCAATGCATCTTCCTTTTGCTTTGTTTCCTTTGGCACGCCTGATAGTCTTGCAGCTTCATCATCTGTTGCAATCAATTTCATCAAGGCAACTTGCAATGTGGCATTCTCGGATTGATACCACTTTTTACGCATGTTTGCCTTCATGCTGATTCTATTCTTTTCAAGTTTACTTTTTATTTCGTGGTATTCGTTGCTTTCAATTGGGAAAAAACGGTAAAATGTAGTCTTGTCACATGGCAACAATCCAATGATATCTTCAATGAAAATC